CCTCACATACCTCGACTACTCCCGAAGCATCACAGCGGATCGCGACGTACTCGATACCGTCCACCACCTCATGAACGAGTTCCCAGCCATGAAGCTCGAGGAGTGGCGTATCATCATGCACCGCCTCAAGACGGGAGAATACCGCCCCGGATACGAGCGTTTGAAACTTCCGGAACTTGTAGATATATTTCGGCAGTACGAAGGGGAGCGGGCAGCCATCAGGGAGCAGAACTGGAACGAGCTCAAGAAGCACGCCCCAGAACGCCTCTCCGACGACCAGCTCATCCAACTATACGAGAATCAAAAGAAACGCCGTGAAGCCGCCAAGGAGGAACTCAAGAAGGCCCAAGAAATCAAACCCGTCAAAGTCGACGAGCGGGGACGGTGGGAACACATCCCGTACCCCAACACGGTCAGCGATGGTGAAGAAGCTGGACACGGTGTTCAGCCAGTACATCCGCCTGAGGGCGAGTGACCATCGTGGCATGGGGGAGTGCTTTACCTGTGGATCCGTCCGCCACTACACCGAAGTCGACGCAGGCCACTTCATGAGCCGCGCCTGCATGAAGACACGCTGGGACGAGAAGAACGTACAATTCCAGTGCAAGAGGTGCAACGGGTTCCGCTCGGGGGAGCAGTACAAATTCTCCATCCGTCTCGAGGAAGAATACGGGGAGGGCACAGCCGAGGCCCTGCTCATAGCTTCCAAGATGACAGCCCGCTGGAGTCGCGACGAGCTCGAGCAGATGTACCACCACTACAAGAGAAAGGTCGATGAGCTCCGAAGCACGAAAGGACTTTGATGAGTGGTTCGTAAAGCACTACGAAGAGCTGGTCCTGACGGCCCGCAGGTTCCACGACTCCCCCCGCGACCTCGTACACCACACATACCTACAATGCATCAACGCCCTCGAAAGCAACCAGAACATCCTCGAAAACCTCCCGGGATACTTCCACACCTCGATGTGGAACCAAGCACAGAACCTCTTCAGGAAACTCTACGAAATCCATGAGACACCCACTGATACCCTCGTCTCTGACTACGACATCTCCGAAGCCATCAAAAGAGAAGAAGCTATGATCATGACTAACCACCTCCCGTGGTTTGATAGAACGGTGCTATCTCTTTACCTTGACGGGTGGAGTATGGCACAAATCTCGAGGGAGTCAGGTATCAACGTCTCGGTACTCTACGAGTCCATCAGCAAATCCAAGAACAAGCTCCGCCATGTTATTAGTAAGCGCACAGAAGAGAAGTGAACGCCTCGAGATATGCCGCTCCTGCGAGCACTTCGTAGAAAAGACCTCCTCGTGTGGACCCTTGGTGAAGGAAGCATTCACCGACTCCCCTCTCTGTGGATGCCATATGCCCACCAAGACACGCCTGAAGACGGCTTCGTGTCCTCTGGGTAAGTGGGAAGCCATCGTCAAGTCGGAAGATGTGGAACGCATCAGGGAGTTCCTCACGAGGGACAACAGCCTCCGCACCGTGGGAGAACTCACAGCCCTCTCACAACAATACCTCGGACATGGGCAGGCCGGATCGTGCGGCCCATGCAACTCCAAACTCATGAAAGAACTCGAAACCTTAGTAAACAATGCCGATTCCAATTCCTAAAGCGTCCGAAGAGATGGACGACTTCATCGCTCGCTGCATGAGCAACGACACCATGAAAACAGAATTCCCAAAAGAGGAGCAACGCCTCGCAATATGTGCCGTACAATGGAGCAGAAAGTCATATTAACGCACCTATATTTAGCCGTTGGACAGCTGTACGTCCCAGAGCTCGACAAGCGGGTGGCCCTCGAACGGTGCAAGCGAGGGGTCGTCATCCTCGGGGTGAAGTGGGAAGACGTAATCATCAAGGGCCGAAGGGGTGAGATATGCGACGCACGACATATATGCTCCAAGTACCTCCGCGACTGCGGCTTCGGATACAAGGCTATCTCGAAAATTTTGGGACGCGGGGACCACTCAACGTCCGTATATTCGGTGCGCAGGGGAAATGAGCTCTACGAGGTAGACCGAAACTTCCGCCACAAGTACCACCGATTCCTCAACGCATGACCTCACGCAAAGCCAAACGGATGCTCAACGAGAGCGACGACTGGATACTCTTCACCATGAAGAAGACCGGAGAGACGCAAGCCGAACTCGGAGCCTTCTATCCTTCGGCGGAATCGTGGGAGCTACTTTTGAATATCGCAATCAACGACTACCATGTCAGAGAAACCCTCAGGAATATCCTTACAGCCGCCGACGCTTATCGCGACGAGCAAGCTGAAGACGCACCCGAATAACCCTCGGAGCATACGCAAGGAGAAGCTCGAGAAACTCAAGAGGTCCATCAGTGAAGACCCCGACTTCATGCAGGTGCGTCCCCTTCTGGTCAACTACCAGATGCAGGTATTCGCAGGAAACCAAAGATTGAGGGCGTGTATAGACCTTGGATGGACAGAGGTGCCCTGCCACGTCCTCGGATGGGACGAGGAGAAGCAACGCAGAGCCATGATAAAAGACAATATCTCTGCGGGTGAGTGGGAGTGGGAGATGCTCGCCAACGAGGGAGACCCCGAAGAACTCCAAGGGTGGGGACTGGAGATACCTTGGGACAAGCCAACAGAAGAGAAACCACAAGAACCGAAGCCATGCAAGCACTGCGACAGGATGATACCTTGACAGGAGTTGACAAACTCGAACCAAAAAAAGCCAACATGGTGGAGGCTCTTACCAAGGCTTTGGGCGTGGTGAAGATAGCCTGTGAGTCGTGTGGAATCTCACGCCAAACTCACTACAACTGGATCAAGGAGGACCCCGCATACGAGGAAGCCTGCAAGAACCTACCCGAGGTAGTCCTCGACTTCGCAGAACACCACCTGCACAAGCTCATCAGCGAGGGCAACCCAGCCGCCACCATCTTCTTCCTGAAGACCAAAGGCAAGGGCAGGGGATACATCGAACGCCAAGAGATTGAGGTGGCAGAGAAGAAGCCCCTCTCGTGGTTCACGGACACCACAACGGTGAGTTGAGACAGCCCGCCACATACTACCACGTCACCACCTGCCCAGCCAAGATCCAAGTACACCAAGGAGGCACACGCTCGGGCAAGACCTATTCTATCCTCACGGCTCTCATCGAGCTGTGCCATCGCAACGAGAACTCGGGGGCGGTCATCACCATAGCCCGCAAGACGTTCCCAGCCATCAGAGCCTCGGTCATGCGGGACTTCTTCGAGATACTCGAAAGGGAGGACCTCTACAACCCGGAGCTCCACAACAAGAGCGAAGCCACATACATCCTCTTTGGTAACATGGTGGAGTTCATAAGTGTCGACCAACCACAGAAAGTCAGAGGAAGGAAGCGCGATATTCTCTTCGTCAATGAAGCGAACGAACTCACCCTCGAAGATTGGAGGCAGCTCATGCTCCGCACCACCGGCAGAGCCATCATCGACTACAACCCCTCCGACGAGTTCCACTGGATATACGACCACATCCTCACCCGCGATGACCACGCCTTCTTCCAAACCACCTACAAAGACAACCCCTTCCTCCCCCAGACCACCATTCAAGAGATTGAGCGACTGCAAGAGGCAGACAAGGACTACTGGAGGGTCTACGGACTCGGAGAGCGGGGTGTCTCTCGGGCCACTATTCTCACGCATTGGAAGACAGTACCCGAGGTCCCCGATGGGTGGAAGCTCATGACGGTGGGCCTCGACTTCGGATATACCAACGACCCCACAGCCATCGTGAAGGTATACACCGACGGCCATGCCTTCTGCCTCGATGAGGTATGCTACGCCACCGGACTCACGAATGCGGACATAGCACGCACCCTGAGAGATGCAGAGGTAGGCAAGACGATGATCGTGGCGGACTCGGCAGAACCCAAGAGTATCGACGACATCCACGGCCACGGACTCAACGTACACCCCGCCCGCAAGGGTCCCGACTCAGTACGGAGTGGCATCGACTTCCTCCGCTCGCGTCCGCTCCTCATCACCGAGCG